GCCAGCAAGATGATGCTTGCCAATCATTCTCAGAGCTTGAATAAGGACAGACACATCCTCTTCAGACGGCAGTTTGATGCGAAACATCAGAGAGCTTCGTCGTCGTCAATGGTTCCACCAGCACCGCCGAACTCAATGAGTTCAGTGATGACAATCTTCTTCAGCGAAGGGGACACGCCTTTCTTATTCTTGTACTTCCATTCATAGCTAGTGACAATGCATTTGGCCTTGCTGCCATTGCCGATCTTCTCGTTGATCTCATCACCGTCTTCGTCCAAGACTTTGATGGGAGTAGAAGACTTGCAAGTGATGTACTTACCGCTGTCGTCCTTTTCCTTCACCTCAATGTTGAGCTTCTCCAGAGCCTCAACAGCAGCGTCAGAGAGTTGAGTGAGGTTGATCTGATACTTACCAGACATCTCATTCGGTTCCTTGTTCTGACACCACATCACAACAGCTTTGAGCTTTACTGAATCCATTTTCACTTCCTCAAGTTGTGCCACAGAATTGAACACGCTGTGGCTTCGTGTTGCTGGTTACGATAGTCCAGCGTTGCTGCCGCCCGGATGTCCGAGCCTTCTGTGCTGTATCTACAACACAGGCAACCGATCAAGCATCAATGACATTCTCGCCAGTTTGCCCCACATTTACCTTCGGCGTCAACAGGGCAGCGAAATTGTAGCACCTCACCAGCAATGTTGGCAGCTTTTTCAATGAGCCTAGCCGCCTGCTCTGCCTGTGCGGGCAACACAGAATATTGAACTTCGTCATGCACCCACGCCATCAGCTTAGCGTCTACGTTGTGCTCACGGAGCAGCCTATCAGCCTCTACAAGCCATTGCTTGGCGATGATGGCACCTGCCCCTTGGAGCAACGTATTCAACGCAGCATGGTCGCTTCTGATGCGAATGCGACGGCCATCCAAGCCTGGCACATGACCCTTCTTCACAAACTTAGACAGCTTCTGCTTCAGAGGAGCAAGGCCGGGTGTGTTGTTGATGAAGTTGTCGATGAGCTTCTTTCCTTTGGTGCTGCTCACACCAACAATAGAGCCTGCCTTCTCAGCACCAGCACCATACAACACCCCATAAGTCAACGTCTTTGTTAGATTGCGGATGCGCTTGTGCTCTGCGTTGTCTTCCTTCACCGTCCCCTTAGGCACCAGCCCAAAGCTCTGTGCATTCATCCAATGCACATCACCCTTCAACAACTCATTTGTCCAACCATCATCGTTCAGATAGTGAGCAAGACAGCGTAGCTCAATGCCACTCAAGTCAACACCGACTTGGCTGCGTCCTTTACCTGCATACCACACTTCTCTGCACTCTGGTCCATACGGTGAAGACACGTTAGGAATCTGTGCCATGTTGGGGCTGCTGTGTGTAGCTCTACCAGTGACAGCACCACAGGTGATGATGGAGCCATGAACCTTGCCGTCGTCCTGCACAGCATCAAGCCAGCTACTGATCATTGACACCCTCTTCTGAACCATCAAATATTCATTGAGCAGCTTAGCCTCAGGCTTGTCAATGCCTGCTAGGACATCTTCATTAATTATCCAAGAGCCCTTCTCTGTCTTCTCTGTTAGCTCAACACCAAAGGATTGAAGACGCTCTGCAATTTGTTGCCTGCTGCCAGGATTGAATGGATGTACCTTTACCTTCAACGGGCCTGGCAGAGCTTCCTTGATGAGCTTGTTAGGCTTGTCAACACCGGCTTCCTTCAGCATCTCTAGCAGCGCTGTCTTCGTTGGTGCCTTATGCTCACGCCATTTCTCATCAACTACTTCCCAATATTCCGGTGTCTTAGTTTCCTCATACGTCGGTGGACATACGTCTTGTAGGCGATTCTCAATGTCAGCCATTCGACCTGACAATGAAGCCATAAGAGTTTGAGCTTTCGGGACATCCAGCGAATATCCATTGTCTTCCATCCTTTTGCAGATGTGAGCAACTTGGTGTTCTAGTTCAATGCTCTTGTCGTTGAAGCCCATAGACTTCATCTCTTCCTTAAGATGGTTGTATAGCTGCTCGAGGACGTTGACGTCTTGAACGCAATAGTCTTCCATCTCCTGTGACCAACCACCATCAAAGTCAGTGAAATCGCCTTTGGCGTTTCCAAAGCGGATGCCCCAACTCTTCAGCGAATGCTTACCAGCCTTTGGATCTTCCTCAGGCGGTAGTAGCTCTGGGTTGTACAGCCTAGACATCACCAACGTATCAACCTGCTGATGTTGAGGCACTGACACCTTCCACACCCTCTCCAGCACAGGGAAGTCAAACCCAATGCCGTTATGGGCACACACTTCTTCACCATCGAGATAGTTCTGTAGTCCTGTCCTTTCCTTCCAAGTTCTGGTGACTCCGTCTTTCTTTGTCACACAAAGCCAGATGGTGTCATGCTTCAGATTTGTCTCGATGTCGAGAAAGATCATGTGTAGGGCTTTCGCTTCTCTGTGTCGTTGGTGAAGATGCCACCGTGTCCGTGGAAGTGTTCGTTCAAACGCAGCGCTGCATGGGCGTAATAGTTGTGATTGTGTTTTGACGTTTCATGCATGATGCGTAGGAACGCTAACACTTCTTCTAAAGTTTGTTGTGGTGTCATTTTGTTTCTTCCATTCCAAAATGTTGTTTCATTTCCTGAGCCGCTGTGTGTCCATGCCATCGGCAGTGGTGGTGCGCAATGGCAGCACACAGGTTGACAATGGCCTCAGCAAACTTCTTTTCCCACTCTAGATCGTCTGCCGCATAGACAGGAAAATGATATCCCATCTCATTGTCAGTCTCTTTCACTAGAGTTTCAATGATGTCGTTGTTCATTTCACTACCTCCATTTCAAAATGTTCTTTAATGACAGCGCCCGGATACGTGTCACTTTCATATGCGAAATTGCCAAGTAAAACACATTTGTTCACAACAAGCTCCCCATACTTCTGTCTGAAGATGTCCTCCCAAGGATGGGAGGTCTTTGGCATACCTAGAAGCTCAGCATAAGCCAGTGTCTCAGCTTCTTTGGCTAGGGCGTAGAAGATGTCATTCATAGCACTGTTTCCTTGTCGCGTAGGTATTCAATTGCTTTTTGAAGCACACCTACATTGTCTTTTGATTTACCAAGCATTGTGTTGCAGTTAGTACAGAGTAAACCCCTTACAGCACCTGTAGTGTGGCAATGATCTACTTGTAAAGCTGTTTCAGTGCTCTTGGCTCTTCCTTGTTCAACTTCTTGTTCACTTCTTTCACATATGGCGCATTTGTATTCTTGTTGTAGCCTCATCAAATTGTATTCTTCAAGGCTTATTTTATATTTTCTGAGTCTTTGTTCTTTAGCTTTTTCAGGGTTGTTGTAGTACCAGTTTTTACTACCTTCTCGATGTATGTCTCTTTTTCCTTCTCTGCTTAAATAGCTGTTTCTCCAACAAACCATACAAGCAGTTTGTCTGTATCCTTTTCTCTCCCCCGTTGCTAGGGTTTTGTATACAATACCAAATTTTTCTGGTGGTAGTTCTTTTTTGCACTTTCTACAAGTAAGCATCTGATCACTCCTTTAGTTCGGTCTTTATATGTTGACCAGATGCTGTTATAGCATGATCTAATACTTATTACAAGACATTTTCCTCACTCTCAACATCCTCAACTTCCAACATCCTACCTGTTTGTCGGTTGTAGAGCAAGGCACAGGCAGGGCCACAGTCGCCGTTGTACCTGTTCTTCATCACACGAAGCCTTGTGGTGTTCCTCTCCATCAAGTCTTCTGCTTGTCCGTTTCGCTCAAGACCAATCACCATGTCACTAAGCTGTGCAATGCTGGCACTGCCACGAAGCTGAGCAAGGCTTGTCACCGCGCCTTCTTCGTGTCCTTTACCACCATCAGGGCGCTTCAGGTGTGACACCACAAACAAGGTGATGAAGGTTTCCTGGACAACCATTCGTAGCTTCGTCATCAACTCATCAATGGCTTTTCTCTCATCACCGTTCTCTTGCGAAGACACCACCAGAGATATATGATCTAGGGCAATGTATTTGCAGTTGAGGGCTTTTGCTAGATAGCGCACACGGTTGACGATGGTGTCAATGTTGTTTGATCCGAAGTGGTTGAACAGATACAGACGACCTGTGCCCAACGTTCTTTCAAAAGCGTCCTTTCTTTCTTCTTCATCGCTGATGGTGTCTGGGAGATGTAGAGGCTTGTTCGCTGCAAGAGACATCATCGAAAGACCAGTCTTCCTGATGCCTTCCTCCATGAACATCAACCCAACATTCTCATCTGTATTCCCCAACAAATGCCAAACGATTTCACGCAGTAGCTGACTCTTCCCCAACCCACTGCCAGCAGTGATGGTAACAAGTTCACCATGTCGAATGCCATAGGTGAGTTTATTCAACCCATCCCATGGATACATACATTGTGCTGGTGCTGGTGGTGTAGACACCAAATCCCACAACGTGTTGCCAGCAACAATGCCATCGGGGATGTAGGCTTCAGCAGCCCACCAGCGTTGAACGAATATAGCCTCTTTGTTTGCAGCGGTGTAATCACAGGCGTCTTTCATATCGACGTCGTGCTTAAACACCTTTGCTTTGTTGCCGAAAAGCTCTGCTACTTCCTTCGCTGCTTTCTTGCCTGGCTCATCGTTGTCAAAGCAGATGACGATGGACTCGAAACTGTTGAGCCATTCATACGAGGCTTTGCAATCTTTCAAGGCACCCGCAGCACCACTGCGGATGCTGACGACAGCCCATTTGCTTCCTGTGGCTTGGAAGGCCGCTAGAGCATCAAACTCACCTTCAGTGATGGTGACGTACTTACCACCGTTGCTGTAGAGATGTTGTCCAAACAACGCAGCTTGTGCAGGCTCTCCAATGCTGTGAAACTTCTTCTCAGCAACAGCCCTGACCTTGGCAGCAACGAGAGTGCCGTCCTTGTCATGGTAGGGAAAATAGAAATTGGTCTTGTCTTTGACAACACCATAGCGCTCCAACGTTGATCGAGTAAGACGCCTGTCTGTGACAGAGCAGGCTTCGTTGTCCTCAAATATTGGTGCAAGGTTCACATTCATCCTTTTCTTTGACGTGGAAGGAATGACGGCAGAGCCATCACTTTCTGTAAACGTATTACATGCAAAGCAAAAGCTGCTGCCGTCTTCGTTGATGCTACGTGCATCGCTGCTGCCACAATCTGAGCAGCTAACGTGTAGCCTGACGAATGTCATTGTTGTTGTTTCTTATCTAGTGATCTTTGTAAAGCCTTTATGGCTGTCCTCAATTCTTTGATGTGTCTGATGGTGTCTTCCTTGAACAGACGATAGTCATCAACAGATACACCACCAGATGGTGACGTTACCTGCTGAACCCTCTCAGCAGCTATCTCTGCTGCTGTCTTAACTTCCACCATAGAAACCACCCATATACATCGCTGAATACCACGCAGCCATCAAAGCCACCAGAAGAATGATGAAGGTGTAGTCTTCGTCATCGTCATCGTTCTTCATAGCAGTGCTTCTCCGACATACCGCTGTGAAGCAACATACTCACTACACTGCTTCACAGGGTTGTGCCACATCTTCCCTTCACTGTCTTGATAGTACAGGAAAGGCCAATGCTCATTCCTCTTCACGGGGGTAGAGGAGAGCCGCAACAGCGCCGAGTTCGTCGTCTGCTTCTTTGGTGAGATCACAATGCTTGAGTCTTCCTTTGATGTGTTCACGGATGTCTTCACAAGTGGCATAGTATTTGAACCAGTCTAGCATGTGAGAAGCCTCATAGGCATCCTCACAGCATATCGTCACACTCTTTACGCCCATGGCTGTGCATCTCCTTCAGCAGACCTTCATAGACATTCATCAACTCGCCACAACGCAGGTTGATAAGGCTGATGATGGCAAGTAGATAGTTGTCAATGTCATCCTCACTCGGTGTTTCTTCTCGATCAAGAAGAGCCTTACGAATAAGTTGAACGTCCTGGTCCAAAGACCACATATGCATGATGGGGTCTTCAAGCTGCTGCAATTGCAGAAAATTTTTCATTCATCGTTTCCTTTAGCAGGTTGGGATTGATAAGAGTTGATGGAAACTCTCGGATCTGTTGGGCCTTGGTTGAGCCCTTCAGCGTATGGACAAAGTACGGAGACACACTAGCAGCGTTCTGGTGCCCTGACATCATCATCACTGTCAACAGGTCACCACCATTCTCAATGACTTCAGTGATGGCTGTGCGTCGAAGATCACGAAGCTGTAGCTCCTGAGGGATGCCAGCAACCTCGCATATTTCTCTGAAGTGATACATGATGGTGACGATAGTGTAAGGCACCCAATCGCGTTTGTCCGCAGAACGATGTCGAGGAGCAACATAGGTGCGGCAGGGATGTTCTTTGTACTGCTGCTGAAGGATGTTAGCAAGACCATCAGAAATTGGCAAGCGTACAGTGACGCCTTTCTTGCTCTGCTGTATCGTCACTGTTTTATTCTTCAGGTCAACAGAGGACCACTTGAGATTGAGGATGTCGCTGACACGCTGTCCCCATTCATAGAGACAATAAAAGATGATGCCAGCACTTCTCCATTCCCATTTGCTGAATGCAGCATTCAACACCGACAACACCTGTGAGCGCTGCCACATCATCTTCCTGGCAGCAACAGATATTTTCTTGATGTGGCTGAAGGGATTCAATGTGGTGAAGCCATGACGAATGCCCCAGTTCCATACAGATCGATGTACAGAAATGATCTGGTTGGTCTGTAGCGGCCTTGATCCAGACTTCAACTCCTGTTCGTACATACGCTGTACCAATGGTGCTGTGATGAAGTCTATCTTTGCATTAAAAAATTCAACACCGCCAATTCGCTTGTGCTGCCACAGGTGAAGAACAATGTTGTATTGTTTCTTGACACCGGGCGTCAAAGCACAATAGTCTGTGCTGTTGAGATAGCTGTTGATGAGATGTGTCACTCTGCCTTCTTTGTAGGTGCGTCGAGTTTCTTCTCTCACCTTTATCCACTCGACATATTTGTCGTTGTAGAAAGCAGCGTGCTTGACTATTGCATCATAGTCTTTGCTCCTCTTGCGCTTTACAGCACCAGCAACAACGGCTTTGTGCGGGGGGTCATAATAAAAGTCGTTGCCAACTTTCTTAACGTGACGCGGAAGGACAAGGTCTGTCATGATATTTGAAGCCAG